CGCCTTACAGTAGACCACCCCCTTCATTTTCAAATCCTTGACACCGGGGTATATTTTCACCAAACTAAAACGCACTCGGCTTAATTGTAAGCTTGCGGAGTTGAAGTGAAATCCAGAAAAGTTCTTGAAGTAATACCCGAGCAGGACATCACGCTTCCTGATTCCGTCGGGTACCCAGACTTGCGGGCAATCGCTACTGCAGCGTGCAACACCATCAACCTACTACACGAGCACGGCTTTGAGTTGGGGGAAACCATCCCTGACGACGACAAAGTCGCCACAAAATTACTCAAAGAGTACGCAGCGGATTCCAAAAAGAAGATTTCCTACGAGGAAATGCTCGAAAACCGTCCAGAAGCCATCGTCAGGACGGCGGATATCATCAAAAAATTCGACTACGCGATGGTAAAAGAAGCAAAGCAGCTTCGGATGCTCGTAATTAACAAGCTGATCCTCGAAACCGAGAGCGCAAACGCCAATATCCGCATCCGTGCGCTGGAGTTGATCGGTAAAATGGGGGACGTGGGGCTTTTTTCAGACAAAAAAGAGCTTACTGTCATCCATCGCAACCCCGAAGAGATACGAGACAAGCTCAAAGAGCGCCTTGACCGCATGAAAACGCTGGTAAAAGGCGAAGACGGTGTGTACCAGTGACAGCAACCGTCCCAAAAAACAAAATTGACGAGCTGCTACCGTTTACCAAGGAGGAATTGACAGCTCTTCTGGTGAATATTGACTCCTACAGTGAGCAGGAGCAGGAAGAACTCCTCACTCTTATAGAAGAGTACGACAAACGAATCAGCCAGCAGCTGTGCAGGGACGATTTGTTGACCTTTTGCCAAGCCATGCAGCCGGGTTACCTCATAGGAGCGCATCACCGACACCTGTCAAAACTCCTGATGCAGCTGGAGAAAGGAGAAAAAGACAGGATTACAGTCTCCGTAGCCCCCCGACATGGCAAGTCACAGCTCACATCCATCTACTACACCGCGTGGTACCTCGGGCGTAACCCCACCAAGCAGGTGATGCTCGTCTCCCACACTACCGATCTGGCTGTCGACTTCGGGAGAAAAGTAAGAAACATCATCAACACCCCCGAATATAAAGCCATATTTCCAAACGTCAGTCTGGCGCAGGACTCAAAGAGCGCGGGTAGGTGGAACACAAACCACAAAGGCGTCTTCTACGCCACGGGGGTTGGCTCCAGCCTAGCGGGGCGGGGTGCGGACCTGCTCGTGGTGGACGACCCACACTCGGAGCAAGACTTGCTGGCGGGTAACTTTGCGGCTCTGGAGACAGCCTATAAATGGTTCACATTCGGGGCACGGACACGTCTGATGCCCGGAGGGCGCGTGGCTATCGTAGCGACACGCTGGCACAAGTCAGACCTGATCGGGCGACTCATAAAAGACATGAGTTCAAACGAGGAGTCAGACCAGTATGATGTCGTTGAGTTTCCGGCGATCCTGAACGAGAACACCGAGAACGAGAAAGCGCTGTGGCCGGAGTTTTTTGACATCGACGCGCTCAAGCGCACTCGGGCGTCAATGCCAGCGTATCAGTGGAACGCGCAGTACCAGCAGAACCCCACCGGCGACACGAGTGCAGTGTGTAAACGCGAGTGGTGGAGAGTTTGGGAGGATGAAGAGCCTCCCGAGTGCGAGTACTTGATTCAGGCTCTGGACGCCGCCGCAGAGCTGAAGAACTCATCCGACTTTACGTCAATAACGACGTGGGGCGTGTTCTGGAATGACAAGGAGAACGCGAACCAGATAATCCTGCTTAACTCGGTACGCGCTCGTCTAGAATTCCCGGAGTTGAAAGAAAAAGCACTTGAGGAGTACAACTACTGGCAGCCAGACTCACTGCTGGTGGAGAAGAAATCAAACGGCACGCCGCTGTACCAAGAGCTGCGCCGCATGGGAATACCGGTAACCGATTACACCCCCCACAGAGGAACAACAGATAACCCCAACTCAAAGTATGCGCGTTTAGCGTCTGTCGTGGATATAATAAAGTCCGGCATGGCATGGGTCCCCGGCACGCGGTGGGCCGAGCAGCTAGTGGAAGAACTGGCTGAGTTTCCGTATGGTGACCACGACGATACGGTGGACACGACAATAATGGCGTTAACGCGCTTTCGACAAGGCGGTTTCCTGCGCCTGCCAAGCGATGAGAAGGAAGAGCGTCGAGAATTCCGGTACCGTAAGGGCGGCTACTATTAAAGGGGTCAATAATGGCAATTGAAAAGAGCTTGTACGAGATGCCGCAAGGGATCAGCGATGAGGGTATGGGGGCTGAGATCGAGATTGAGATCGGACTGCCCGGTGCACCAGAAATCACCATGCTTGAAGACGGCGGCGTGGAAATAACCCTTGAACCCTCTGAAGACGACGAGCTGGAAGCAGCGCCGTTTGATGCCAACCTCGCCGAGTACATGGACGACGGGGACATGTCGACGCTAGCCAAAGAGCTACTGGGGTATGTGCAGGCAGACATCGACAGCCGCAAAGACTGGGCCGACACATTCGTCAAAGGTCTGGAGGTGCTGGGCTTCAAGTACGAGGAGCGCACCGACCCGTGGGAAGGCGCGTGCGGAGTCTACTCTACCGTGCTGGCTGAGGCTGTCATTCGCTTCCAAGCGGAAGCCATGTCCGAGACTTTCCCCGCTGCTGGCCCCGTCAAGACAAAGATCATCGGTGAGATCACCAAGCAGAAAGAAGATGCCGCCTTGCGAGTCAAGGTGGATATGAACTATGAGCTGACCGACGTGATGACCGAGTACCGCCCGGAGCACGAGCGGATGCTGTACACGCTGGGGCTGGCTGGGTCTGCGTTCAAGAAGGTGTACTTTGACCCGAATATAGGTAGGCAAGTAGCCATATTTGTCCCGCCGGAAGATGTGATCGTGCCTTACGGTGCGTCTAACATCGAGAGTGCCGAGCGCGTTACGCACGTCATGCGAAAGACCAAGAATGATCTGGTCAAGCTGCAGGCAGCGGGGTTCTACCGTGAGGTCGACCTCGGTGAGCCGTCGCCTTTTCGCACCGACATTGAGGAGAAAAAAGCGGAAGAAGGTGGGTTCTCAATCACCGACGATGACCGCTACGCCCTGTACGAGATTCATGCCGACCTCATTATAGAAGGTATAGATGAGGAAGAAGGGGACGACGCACAGCAGATCGCCAAGCCCTACGTCGTGACCGTTGAGCGAGGATCGAACACGATCCTGTCAATTCGACGCAATTGGAACCCAGACGACCCTCTGATGCTCAAGCGTCAGCACTTCGTGCACTACGTGTACGTGCCGGGGTTCGGGTTCTACGGCTTGGGGCTGATCCACATTATCGGTGGTTACGCTAAGGCCGGCACCGCAATCATTCGGCAGCTGGTAGATTCAGGCACGCTGGCTAATTTGCCTGCAGGGTTGAAGACTCGCGGGTTGCGAATCAAGGGCGACGATACGCCCCTTACCCCCGGTGAGTTCCGTGACGTCGATATTCCGTCGGGCGCGTTGCGCGACAATATCATGCCGCTGCCGTACAAGGAGCCAAGCCAGACCCTGCTGGCGTTGTTGAACCGTATTACTGAAGAGGGTCGTCGTCTGGGAGCAATCTCGGACATGAACATCAGTGACATGAGTGCCAACGCGCCAGTAGGGACCACCCTCGCGTTGCTTGAACGTACCCTCAAGCCAATGGCGGCGGTGCAGTCCCGCGTCCACTATACGATGAAGCAGGAGTTCAAGCTGCTCAAGGCGTTGATCGCTGAGTACGCCCCTGAAGACTATACCTACCTGCCTGATCGTGGAGTCCCACGGGCCAAACGTGAAGACTACGCAGTGGTTGAGGTTATCCCGGTATCTGACCCCAACAGCAGCACAATGGCCCAGCGCGTGGTGCAGTACCAAGCCGTGCTGCAGATGGCGGCTCAAGCTCCGCAGATATACGACCTGCCGCAGCTGCACCGACAGATGATTGAGGTACTGGGGGTAAAGAACGCTGACAAGTTGGTCCCGACCAAGGACGACATCAAGCCTGCCGATCCCGTGAGTGAGAATATGAATGCGCTGGTGGGCAAGCCGGTCAAAGCGTTTATCTACCAAGACCACGACGCTCACATTGCGACGCACCAGTCCTTCATGCAAGACCCCCAGATCATGGCGTTTATTGGGCAGAACCCTGCGGCGCAGCAGATTATGGGAGCTTTGACGGCGCACATCGCGGAGCACATCGCGTTTGCTTACCGTCAGCAGATAGAAAATGCACTGGGGGTACCGTTGCCGGCGCCCAATGCCGAGCTGTCCGAGGAGATGGAGGTCAAGTTGGCAAGCCTGATTGCCGAGGCCGCGCAGCAAAACACCCAGCAAAAACAAGCCGCTGCAGCGCAACAAGCCGCTCAGCAGCAGGCTCAAGACCCGATCATCCAGATGCAGATGCAAGAGCTTCAGCTCAAAGCTGCCGAGCAGCAACGCAAGGCGCAGAAAGATCAGGCGGACACCGCTATCGAAACGGCTCGCTTGCAGCTGGACGCAAGAAAGGCGAGAAGCACGGAGGTACTGGAGGCTACTCGTATCGCCGCGATGACCGATCAGGCAAACGCTAAGCAGGATTTGGATGAGGCGCAGGCCATTATTGGTCTGGCGAAAGTACGACTAGAGGAATAACGCCGTGGCTAAAACCGTCTTTGACGTGCTGGATATTAAACTCGCTGAGTCTCAGCGAAGCCAAGAAGAGTTTGTTACATCGGGTGGGGCTAAAGACCATGCGGCGTATCGAGAAGCGTGCGGGGTGATCCGGGGTCTAGCCATCGCACGGCAAGAAATACGCGACCTTGCGAAAAACTATATGGAAGACAACGATGATTGAAAAAACTGCAGCGATGCTGGAGCTGGAACAACAACGCAAAGAGAAGATAGAGCAGGAGGAGAAAGCCAGAGAGGCGCTTGAGCAAGCCATTCCGAAACCAACTGGGTATCACATATTGATTGCGCTACCCAATGTTGAAGAGACGTTTGGCGAGTCCATGCTATTGAAGGCAGAAAAAACCGTTCGTGACGAGTACATCCTGTCCACTATTGGACTGGTTTTGGACATGGGCGAACAGGCGTACAACGACAAAGACCGTTTTCCCGCTGGTGCATGGTGCAAGCCGGGGGACTACGTGATGTTCCGCGCCAATACAGGTACGCGGTTCAAGATAGGCAAGCAGGAATATCGTCTGATGAATGACGATTCCATCCAAGCAATTGTACCTAACCCGAGAGCCATCTCTCGTGCATAAGGAGTGACCCATGCCGATGCAACAAATAAAGTTCGATTTCCCGGACCCGGACGCCAAAGGTGGCGTAGAAATAGACGTCGAGGTTCCTGAAAAGGAGTACAACCTCGAAATTGAAGGGGCTGTAGGGCGCGAGACCGTTAAAAAGCCCAAGAAAGTCGCCGAAGATAATATAGAAATTGAAGTGGTGGACGACACTCCCGTGAAAGACAGAGGGAAAAAAGCGTCTGAACCGCCCGAAGAAGTCACCGACGAGGAGCTGCAGAGCTACTCCGATAAGGTGAAAAAACGAATTCAGCACTTCAGCAAAGGGTTCCATGACGAGCGTCGCGCCAAAGAACAGGCACTTCGTGAGCGAGAAGCCCTTGAGCAGTACGCCAAGCAGCTGCTGGAAGAGAACCGCAACCTCAAAGGCTCTGTAGACAAGGGGCATAACGCCCTGATCGAGTCTGCAAAGAAGCAAGTTCAAGTTGAGTTGCAGGCTGCCAAGCAGAAGTACAAAGAGGCGTACGAGTCCGGCAACACCGACTCTATCTTGGAAGCGCAAGAGACACTCAATGCGGTACAAATCCGCATGGATAAGGTAGCTGGACTGAAACCAAGAACTGCTACTGACGACGCGGCTTTACAAAATGTTGGTAAAGCTGTACAACAGCGCCAAACAGCTCCCGCTACGACTCAAGTGGCAAGAGATGAAAAAGCCGAGTCATGGCGAGCTGAGAACACGTGGTTTGGCAGCGACGACGAAATGACTGCGTACGCGCTGGGCTACCACAGCAAACTGATAAAAGACGGGGTAGACCCCCGATCCGACGATTACTACGAGAAAATAAACGCTCGTATGCGAAAAATGTTCCCTGAGAGCTTCGACGAAGACGGGGAAGAGCCAGAAACGCCCAAGGCGAAGAAAGCTGCCAGTGTAGTCGCACCCGCATCGCGGAGCACAGCGCCTAGAAAAATTAGACTGACAGAATCGCAGATAGCGATAGCAAAACGATTGGGTGTACCACTGGCTGAATACGCCAAACAACAGGCTGCGTTAATGAGGAAATCATAATGGCTGAGAATAGACTTGATAGAGATTTGGAAAAGCGTGAGCGTACCCATCGCAAGCAAGCATGGAGACGCCCCGAAGTCCTGCCGACTCCGACGCCGGAGCCCGGATATGTCTACCACTGGGTGCGTATTGCTACCCAAGGGCAAGCTGACCCAACCAATGTTTCCTCTAAGTTGCGCGAAGGATGGGAACCCGTACGAGCTTCAGACCACCCCGAGATTTTCTTGGCCGCCATCGAGAATGAGCGATTCAAGGACAATGTTGTGATTGGTGGCTTGTTGCTGTGCAAAGCGCCGCAAGAGCTGGTGGAGGAGCGCACTGCGTTCTATTCCGACCAGACCAAGGGGCAAATGCGAGCGGTCGACCAGAACCTGATGCGCGAAAATGACCCGAGGATGCCGATCTTCAATGAGCGCAAAACCTCGGTAACTTTTGGCAAAGGCTAATTTTAGGAGTTCATCATGGCTACAACTGCCGCACCCTACGGGCTCCGTCCCGTCAAGCGTGTAGATGGTATGCCCTACGCAGGCGCATACTCCACGTACCTGATTAACCCGTCTGGCTATAACACCAACATCTTCTACGGAAGCGTGGTGTACATTAACGCCAACGGCTATATCAATATCGTCACCGGCACCGGTGCAGACGCAACTACCAATGACTGGCCCACTGGTTCTACCAGCGTGACTGGTGCTATCGGTGTGTTTGTTGGCTGCAGCTATGTCAATGGACAAGGGCAGCTGATTTTCAGTCAGTACTACCCAGCCAACACCACTGGCGTGGTGCAGGCGTTTGTCGTAGACGACCCGATGGTTCTGTTCGCCGGTCAGCTTGACGGTACAGCCACTCAGGCCGCTGTTGGCGCAAACACTTTCTTCGCTGCTGCTCAGAGCACATCCACTGGTAACACTACCACTGGTAACTCTACTAGCGCGTTGGATGCAACGGTCGTTACTGTTCCTGCGGCCCTGCGTATTGTGGCGTTCGCCTCCCCGGTATCAGATGCGTTCCCGGACGTGCTGGTTAAAATCAACCCCGGTTTCCACAGCATGTCTGTGAACACTGGTATTTAAGGAGTAGGCGACTATGGCTATTTCACGCGCCCAACTACTCAAAGAACTGCTTCCGGGGCTTAATGCTCTGTTCGGTCTTGAGTACGCACGTTACGGTGAACAGCACGCTGAGATTTTCGAGACTGAAAGCTCAGATCGCTCGTTTGAAGAAGAAACCAAGCTGTCTGGATTTGGTGCCGCCCCGGTTAAAAACGAAGGCGCATCCATTGCATACGATAACGCGCAGGAAGCATTCACTGCCCGTTACGAGCACCAGACAATTGCTATGGGCTTCTCCATCACCGAAGAAGCGATGGAAGACAACCTGTACGACAGTCTGTCTACTCGCTACACCAAAGCTCTGGCTCGCGCTATGGCGTACACCAAGCAGGTTAAAGCTGCTTCTGTACTGAACAACGCGTTCTCAGGCTCCGGTGTGACCTACGGCGATGGTAAGACCCTGTGCGCCACTGACCACCCGCTGGTGTCTGGCGGTACAAACAGCAACACGCCCGCAACTCCCGCCGACCTGAACGAGACTTCTCTGGAAGCCGCCGTTATTCAGATCGCTGCGTGGACTGACGAACGTGGTCTGCTGATTGCTGCCAAGCCCCGCAAGCTGGTAGTTCCGCCCGCGCTGCAGTTCGTTGCTACTCGTCTGCTTGAAACTGAGCTGCGTCCGGCAACTGCTGACAACGACATCAACGCCCTGCGCTCTATGGGCAGCGTCCCCGAAGGCTACACAGTCAACAACTACCTGACTGATAGCAATGCGTGGTTCCTGCTCACTGACGTACCGAATGGCCTCAAGCACTTTGTTCGTGTTCCGATGCAGACGTCAATGGACGCCGACTTCGACACAGGCAACGCTCGCTACAAGGCTCGTGAGCGGTACAGCTTCGGTGTCTCTGATGCTCTGGGTATCTTCGGTTCGCCGGGTGCCTAAGTAGCAAAAGCAACAACTTAGGTTGTTACGAAAGGGCTCTTCGGAGCCCTTTTTGTTGTGCGTTTGACACCTAAGAGCGTACCTGTTACAAAGAGCTATCCCCGGAACATATTACGCGCTGCAGACCGACCGGGCGGACGACATGCAGACTGAAGCGCATTACTCGCATGTGAGGACTCTAATATGTCGGCTACTCATTACTCCGGTCCGTTAGTCTATTCTGGCGCAAACACAAACCCGTACTTTGCTGGTATGGCTGAGATGCCCATAGGCGTTAACTTGAGCGTGTTTTCACTCATTGACGACTTCGTTGGCGTGGCGTTCGACTCCACCAACGCTTGGACTGTCGTCAAAGACTCCGGCGCTTCTGTGGGTATCGTGGCTGACACCGTTGGCGGCGAGATAGCACTGACATCTGCTGCCACAACTGACGACGATGGTGCGTCTATTCAAGGCAACGAAATCTTTGCCGTAGCGGCCAACACAGGCATCTTCTTCTCTACGCGTATCAAGTGCAATGACGCCGACCAGACTGATATTTGTGTGGGGTTGACCGTGAACTTTGCAACCAACCCGGAAGCGATGCTGACTGCAGCTGATCGTATTGTGTTC